AAAGGAAAGAATCAATGTCTGCTATTGCTAACATTGTCGCCTTCGATGGCGCTGCATCACCCGTCTCCCACACCTTCCTTCCTGTCTCTGTTGTTCGAGAGAAAGAGGAGGTTATTGCCGAGTGGCGTGAAGCCCTCTCGGCGGTGCCCGTCTACGCTCAGCCGCGTGTTACTATGCGGATGAAGAAGATGGGTAGTGGGGTGTACCGGGTGTCTTCCCGAGTGAGTGTCCCCGTGATGGAGACGGTTGGCGCTCAGAACGCGGCGGGTTATACCGCTGCACCGAAGGTCGCTTATGAGAACACCCAGGAATCTATTGGGTACTTCCACGAGCGTTCAGACATTACCGGACGTCGTCTTGTTCGCCAGTTGGCGAACAATATTATGAACGGTGTTGCCACTTCGGTAGCTCCTGTGACAACTGGCCCTATTGCCGATCTTTTCGATCTGCTAAGCGCACCTAACTAAGTGCGCTCTTAGGGCCTGCGTTATATCCCTGTATTTCCATTAAAGGAGTATTATTATGAACACATTTGATGTGCTCTGGGATGAGGAGTTTTCTGAGCAAAGATCGCTTGCTATTGCGGTTGACCTCAGCACTGCTCACGTTCAGCGGATCCACAATTCTACCGTTAGGGAGTCCCTTATGGGCCTTCTGGAGCGTTGGGATATGGGTTCGCTTGTGAGGTTTGAGGTGCCGTACGCATCTGGCCTGTCTGTGTCCGATTTGATCGAACTCCGTCAAGCTCTGGGATTTTTCCAGAAGCTGGAGTTTCTCGACATCGGCGTGGACAAGCGTCAGGCTGCAATCGACACCTTTAACGCCTCTGAGCGGCTTTGTCGTGAGACAAACTGGTCTTTTCGCCACTGGTCTCTTGGGAACTTTTTGTTCGCCAAGGGAGTTGACGCGGTATTACACCGCGCTCAGCGTAAAATCCAGCAGGTCTTGGGACCCGTCCCAGCTCTGCATGAGCTGGAGCTTGCTTTTGGGCCTGGTGCCACAACATCGGTACCAAAAAGAAATGCTTGTCAGCGTGTTAAGCTGTCAAGTACCATGTCGTGTAGTGCGAACTTCCTCGAGGTTCTTCCCAAGTTTCTAGGAGAAGTACCCCTTTGGAGGGACAGCCAATGTATCGGCTGGACCTTACAGGGGGATGACCTCGTCGAACAAGTCACCGTCGAAATTCATGACGGTAAACTTGCGTTTGTACCCAAGAACGCGAAGACGTACCGCAGTGTGCTTGTCGAGCCAACCCTGAACACCATGTTGCAGGGGGGCTACGGGCGACACATTGCATCGCGTCTGCGACGCGTAGGGCAGGACATCCACGATCAGAGCCGTAATCAAAGGCTCGCTCGTGAAGGTTCTCTTACGGGCGCTTTAGCAACGCTCGACCTTAGTAGTGCGAGCGACACAATCTCATCAGAACTTGTGGCGCACCTACTTCCAATCGACTGGTTCCTCGCGCTTGATGCGTGTCGGACCAAAACCTACGTGGACCCTCTGACTTCTGAAGTCAAGGTCCTCGAAAAGTTTTCGTCGATGGGCAATGGATTTACTTTTCCGTTGCAGACCCTGATATTTTGGGCCTTAGTAGTCGCATCCCAGGAAACCACCGCCGATGTATCGGTGTACGGTGACGATATTATATGTCCCGTAGAAACTGTGCCCACCGTTTTAAAGGTGTTCGCAGCTTGTGGTTTCAAAGTGAACCAGTCTAAGTCTTACTGGTCTGGGCCGTTCCGTGAGTCATGCGGGACTGACTATTACCTTGGAATCGATATTCGTCCTTTCTACTTAAAGAGAGCTATCTCGTATGAGGTGCTCTTTCTCCTACACAACTTTTATGCACGTCGGCACGATGCCGAAATGCAGTCACGCG